CGCAGGAAGACAAAACCCAGGAACAGATAAAGCAGGAAGTTATAGCACAGCTTGAAGCTCAAAAGCAGCAGGAAGCTGAAATGAACCAGTTGGCAAAGCAAAAGATGATGGGCGAAGTCGAGGCCGGCCAGATTGAAAATGCAAAACTTAAAGCTGAAATAAAAAAAATTCTCAGCGAGGTTATGGAAAACATGGCCGATACCGACAAGACCCGGGCAGAAATAGGCCAGGCAGAGCACAAGGGGCAGATTGAGGAAGGAAAGCTTTTGCTTGATGGCTTTAAGACCGGGCTGGGTGCGGGCGGACGCCAGGCACAGCAGAAAGTAAACGGAGACAGAAATGCTGACTAAAAGCCTGACAAGAGCACTGGCCTTTAATTTAACCCAGGCATTGAATAGGGAAAGCCTCGGCACCCCCGAAACCCTCACTGCCTCCATAGACGAAACCTCCGGCGGCATTCTCCTAACCGCATCCGAAGTCACCGGAGCTGACTCCTACAGCTACTACGTCTCCATCGACGGCGGCTCATTCACCGAGATAGCCACAGGCCAGGGCACGACATACACCTACACGCCCACGGAAGCGGGAAGCTACTCATTCGGTGTTACGGCGGTGCGGGGATCGAGTGAAAGCGCCATGACTGCGACATCCTTCACTGATTGGGATATTGACGGGTACGAGTTTTTCCTCACCGCAGACGGTGACTTAATATTTACTGCGGACGGAGAGCCGCTATTTGCAAAGGAGGCTGTGTAATGGCTTATGCAAGTGTTTTCACGAGTGCTGAAATAGAGCGCAAATTCCGCAATGTTAGTTCTGTAGATTTTTTCGATAAGGATAAGGTAATTCCTTTATCAGAGGACGGATTACTATTTGGAATTTCAAGTATAGACGATTTGTTTGTCCGTTCCGTCGAGAAAAAGGGCAATATTTATTACTGGTTTTTTGAACGTCTCAATGGTGACACTTGGGAAATATGGGCGGCAAAAAGTGATGCAACAACTGACCCCCTGCGGCTATACGACTATTCAGCGGCGAGACTGTTTGAGCCTGGGGCGGCTGGTTCCGATGATGAACTTGGGCAAGCTGACCCATCAATAATGTATGACGCTGATGATGATATTTGGCGATTATGGTTTGAAAATCTTAATACAACAGACTTTGAGACAATAAGTTATGCCACCTGTGCTGGCGCAGACGATCCGACCGTAGCTGCAAATTGGACAAACCAAGGTATTATAATGCGGGTAACATCAAGCAATTGGAAGAATCAAGCACTGCACCACCCGTCAGTTATCAAAGTGGATGGTTTGTTTTATATGTACTACTGTGGGAGGTCAAATGAAGATAGTTATGGGCATAAAATCGGTGTTGCCGTTAGCAAAGATGGTCAATATTTTGAAGATTATCCGAACAATCCTATAATTTCTCCCGTGACATACCCAAATGATTATGATGACTACCAAATCCGCACATCCAAGCCATTTAAAATCGGTAATATTTGGTACATGGTTTACTGGGGAAGAGCCTCTGGGTACAGTACAGGAGAAACACCTGATCGTAATCTGCTTGCTCGGTCATCTGATTTAGTGAATTGGGAAAAAACCGAAATAGAAGTTTTTGGAGCAGACTCGTTCCGTGAGGGCGGATCTATGGCCCTTGCTGTGCATCATGATGAAACGAACAATGCGCTTTTGTTTTTATCAAAGGCACGAAAAGGAATAAATAGCGGGGGATATTTTCATAAGTTTTGGGCGTTTCCGACCGATCTACTTATCAATGGAGAGCGCATATCTGACTTTGCTGGTGAGTATGAATATGGAGATCAGGCAACAGAGGAAGTGGGGTCGTTCGGAGCCAATACGGTATATTACTTAGAAGTAGAAATAGGCGCCAGTGGAGGGTATTTAAACGGTTTTGGATGGACTCAAGGCGAAGCTCCGCAAAACATGAAAATAGGGGTATATGATGACGATTCAGGGTCTCCTGGCTCACTTGTTGCCGATAGCAGCATTGAAGTGTTAGGGCTTGATAGTATCAATTTTATTTATAAATCTTTTTGGAATAGAGCTTTTTTAACAACGAACAACCCGCAGCTATTAGCCAACACAACATATTGGATTGCATTTTTATCTGATGAATCCTGGCGAGGCCCAAAAAGTGAGTCTACTGACACCGGATCGGGTGGATGGACAAATGAGTCTGTTGCTTATGCCACAGGCTTGCCAGCCACCGCAACGCCTGGGAGCGTTGTAAATAGGAGAGCGGGTGTATACTTAATCCTATCCTCCCAGCCCAACATTCTCAAAGCAGCTGTAGCCAATGAACCTGAATTTGTCGCTTTTAATGGCGAAATGGGAAACAAGAAATCAACAAAAGCAGATCTGACCGCCGTGAAAGATTGGTTATGGGACACTGGCGAGCTTTTTGTTTATACTGAAGGCGATCCGGCGCGGAAATATTTTGCACCCGGTGTAACTGTAAGGACGGCGTAATATGGACTGACACAGCCCAAGCTACAACAAAGGCACGGGCAAGCTCTGGATCAGCACTATAAAGGCCAATACAACCGAGCCGGGAACCCTGCTGCCGTGGGGATACTGGGAACCTTATAATGATCATACGGGGTTATGCGGTTAAAGCAGAGCGTGTGCAAAACGATCCGTTACGGCATATACAGCTACAGTGTATGGCTGATGAGATTGGCGGCATGGTTGGCACGCTGATCGAGGCTGAAAGTATGATGGAAGCGGAAAGTAAAAATCCGATTTTCAAATAAACAAAGGAGTTGGGAATGGAATATAAATTAAAAGTAGAGAAGGCTGTTGGAGAAGAAGACCTGTTTACCGATCCGATTTCTGCAACGGCTGAAACTCCGCGAAGCGACAATGCCTATGGGTATTTAAATGTTTCTATTTCCGGGACGTTTGAGGGCACCGTCGCACTACAAAGGCGGTTTCTTGGTGAAACTGATTGGCGGACCGTTAAGACCTACACCGATGAAGTTGAGGAAGTCTGTATGGACCCTGAATATGGAGTTGAATATAGGCTTGGGGTGCCGACTGGCGGATACACTTCCGGGACCGCAAATTGCAGACTCGGGAGGGCATAGGCGTTATGAAAAGGATTATTTCAGTTATAGCGATCCTGACCCTGCTCATACTTAATGGCTGTGCTGCCACAAATAAGCAGGACCAGGATTTAACCGTTGTGGCGATAAAATCAGCGGCGTTAATGGCCGGCAACCATTTCGGCAAGCAATACCCTGAGCTTATAGCCCCGGCTCTGCGTTTTTCTGAAAGCTTTGAAGCTGGTGAAGTTACAGCAGACCAAATCAATGATGGGCTTAAAACCCTGGCTGGTTTGAATGTGGACCCGGCAATTATTGAGGAAATCTTGTTGCTGGCTGAAGCTATGGGAATTGAGTTGCAAAACGGGAAGGTGCTTACTCTTGCCGGGGTTGATGAACGCTATATTAATGCAGCCATTACCGGGTTTTTTCGCGGTATTGCACTTTCATGTCCTACATGCGGGGGTTGATTATGGCTTTAGACACAAAAGGCGATTGGGGAGCAATGACCAGGCTTGATTATGCCCGGTTTAAGCGTAATTCCGAAAAGATGTTTCGGGGTCACAGGGGCCTGCAAAATGGCCGGGATTTTCGCTGGAATGTGTTTCGGCATCGCGATGAAGACAAGCAGGACCTTGACAAAAAGTTTGATAAAGCGTTTCCAACAGCCCCGGGCTCGCCTGGATGGTTTGCCAGAAACTATTGCTCTCAGTGCGGCAAGAGGCTGTATTTTTGCCAATGTAAGGACAAAGGCGATGGATCAGCAAACACAAACTGACCAGCAATTTTTAACCATGGCAAATCTGATAACTGCCAAGCATGGGGGCACCATTGATATTGACTTTGCCGCCAGGACTGTAAATTTCAATGTGCCGGCAGAAAATGAGGAAGCATGCGCCATGGAACTGTCAAAGGTTTTTGAAGGGAGTGAGATTTGAAAGCACAGATAAGCCGTGATGGCGATATTGTTGTTATAGCTGAAAATCCTGCTGAGGCTTTTGCATTAAAGTTTTTATATAAAACAAATGCAAGTATTCTCTTTGACTTAGATGTTGTTGCAGGCAAAACGCTTTGTATATGCGGGGCATTTGATGATGAAGCGGAACCATGGCGGGAAAAAATGATGCGCTTTTGCCCGATTTGCAAGGCAAAGATTGACCATAACAATACTGCCGGATTCAACGAGGACCGCACAGTTTATTTTTGTCCTAACTGCGGCAATGCAATAGATGTGATGGCTGGAAATCCTTATGGCGACGATAATTAACCTCCGCATGTATCTTATGTGGTGGAGAAAACTTGTAAGGTTTTACAGTGAATAAATAGCTTAATTGACCCGCTTTTTTGTTGCCCAAACAGTTTGATCCGCCTTGCCAGCGTCAAAAGGCTTACCCCGGGCGGCCAGGCCCGTAAAAACCTGGCAGGGAACACAGGCCCCTTAAAGCCTGCGACTTCGGGAAACCGGACCCGTAACCAATCCGGACATTCGTCCATGAGACGTTAAAAGATGAAAGGAGTTTTACCATGTCAGGAGAAGCAGACATCAGCACCGATGCACAGGCACAGGAAGGCCAAAACCCTGAAGAAGGGGGCCTTGCCCCAAACTTCTACAACTTTTTCGATGATGAAGATTTTTCCGCGCTCGATCAGGATGATCCTGCCGGGGAATCCGATGATCCGGAAAAGACCGGGGATCAACCGCCGACCGGCGAAAAAGAATCGGAGACGCCGGCTCCGTCAGGCGAAGAAAAACCTGGTGAGAAGGAAGGCGAGGAAAAGCCGGGTGATGTAAAACCAAAGGGCGAGGAAAAGCCCAAGGAAGAAAAACCCAAGGATGAACCGGCTAAACCGCCTCCGGGCTATGTGCCAAACCAGGCATTGCAGGAAGAACGCAGTAAGCGGCAGATGCTTTCCCAAGAGCTTTACCAGGCAAAACAACGACTGGCAGAGCTTGAGGGCAAGGAAGCGCCTAAAGGCGGCGATGATGAATTTAAGGACTTTAAGGTTTTATCAGATAAGGAAGTGGAAGAATTGTGGGACGAAGACCCCAAGGAGGCTGCTCTTTATCAGAATCGTTTGATCCGTTATCAGGACCATCGGCGCAAGCAGATTGATGAAAAGCGGAGCAAGCAAAGCCTTGAGGCCGAACAAAAGCAAATCGTTGAATCCGCCTATGCTGCCATGAACTCGGCAGTGCCTGAACTGTTTGATCCCAAAAGCGATGTCAACGCAACCCTGACAAAGCATGCAGCCGATCAGGGCCTTTCGGCTCAGATGGCCGCTGTTTTAACCGATCCCCAAACCGTGATTCAGGCCCGGGATAAGGATGGAAGCACCAAGTCTTTCATCCTGGGCCAAGGGGCGGCAGAAGTTCTGTCTCTCATAGCCAATACCCACAAGGCCATTTCGAGCACTGACGTTGAAGCTGTCAAAAAGCAGGTGGCCGAAGAAACGGAAAAGCGGGTTCGGGAAGAAGTGACAAAAGAACTGACTGAGAAATTTAAAAATATGTCGGGTGGAGAAAATGATTTGATCTTTCAAAGCCTCGGTGACGCTACGCCTAAATCAGGCGATGAACTCGGGGGGTCTCCAAGTTCAGAGGAAGACTGGTTCAGCCTGCCTGAAGATGCAAGGCGTAAGTTCCTTGGTGGGTAAAGGTTAAGTGTTGCTTTGTTGCCCGACTGATAAAAGGAGAACTAAAAAATGAGTGCTACTGAGTTTGGTGTAAATCATGAGCTTGCAGTTAAGCGGTGGTCCCTGGACCTTGCGCGGGAAGCGGCTATTCAGGCATATATTTCCCGGTTTATGGGAACAAGCAATGATGCCCTGGTCAAGGTTAAAAAGGAGCTTCAGAAAGCTGCTGGCGACAAGATCACTATCGGGTTGAGAATGAAGCTGTCGGGCGACGGTGTTGAAGGCGACAACATCATAAAGGGCACTTCCGCTGAGGAAGCGCTGGTGTTCTTCAATGATGCCGTACTGATTGACCAGCGGCGGAAAGGAACCAAGTCCAAGGGCAAAATGAGCGAACAGCGGGTGCCTTACAATATCCGCAGGGAGGGCCGCGATGCCCTGGCAGTCTGGCATGGTGAGGATATGGATCAGATTCTTATCGCTTACCTGTCCGGTGCCAGGGGTGTTAATTCCGACTTCCATGCTCCTCTGACCTGGACCGGACGCGCCGGAAATGCCCTGGAGACCCCTGACAGTGACCATATCATTTATGGTGGGGATGCTACCGGGCCGAGCGACCTGGAAACAGCTGATATTATGAAGCGCGACCTGGTTGAACGGCTCACTGTTAAAGCCGGAGTTACCGACCCGTTGATGCAGCCGTTTAATATCGGCGGCAAGAAAAAGTTTGTGCTGCTCATGCACCCCTTCCAGGCCCATAGTCTGCGGACTACAACCAGCGATGGCGACTGGCTTGATGCACAGAAATCTGTCGGTGTCAGGGGTAATAAGAACCTGATCTTTGCCGGGGCATTGGGTGAGCTCAACGGTGTGGTTCTCCATGAGCACCGCAACGTTATTCGTTTTTCCACCTATGGCAGTGGCGGCAACCTGCCTGCTGCCAGGGCTCTTTTCCTTGGAGCTCAGGCCGCGATAATCGGCTGGGGTGGCAATGGCGGGCCTGGCCGGTACAGCTGGCATGAGGAAATGGATGACAGGGGCAATGCCCTTGCTATCACTTCCGGTCATATATTCGGGTGCAAGAAAACCAGGTTTAACAGCAAAGACTTTGGTGTAATCGCTGTTGATACCTATGCAAAAGACCCGAATTAAGCCAGGGCCAGTTTTATAGATAAAAAGCCCGGCATTTTTGCCGGGCTATAAAGCAAAAGGAGGATAAGGATATGGCAGCAGTAACAAAATATGCTGACGCATACTATGGAGTTATGCCTGATGACAGGCTTGCCGGGATTCCTGCCTGCAGGACCGGCGATTATAAGGCTGACGCCGCATACGATGCAAACAGCAAGGTTTATATGTGTAAGATTCCGTCAGGTGCCAGGATTCTGAGGATTGATTACAAGACCTCAGCCCTTGGTGCCGCCCGGGTGCTCGATATTGGAAACGCTACCGTGGAAGCTAAGTACGGTGAGGCCATTGATGTGAGTTCGGCAGTATCCGGCTCAATCATCCCGGCCAATGCCGTACTTGCTGCTGATGAAGCGATAGTTTTCAAGATCGAGGGTGACACCCTACCCGAAGATGGCGAGCTTATGGCTCACGTCTGGTACAAGATGGCTGACTGCATTGAGGATGAAGCGGCAGTAGCTTCTTAGCCCTCTTGTTAGCAGAAGGTTATTAAAATAAGGGGCTTTGAAATATAAGCCCCTTATTAAAAAAAGGAGGATTTAAAGATGAAGCGTTTTGCGATTTCTTTTTGGGTGTTTGCCCTGGCAGTTCTTCTGACAGCCTGGGCGATTATTAATTAACGAAAGGAGTATGTTTTGTCTGAAACAGTAAAAGTTGAATACCTTGGCAAAACAAAAAACCTGGCTCTAGCCCTGCCTTATTTGTCTGCCAAGGTTGTGTTTAAGGATTCAGAAGGCCATGTTGCCGAAATGATACGGCATGAGGCTGAACAGCTGGTTGCTGAAAATCCCAAAGGGTTCAGGATTATAAGCACCCCCAGCCTTAATGAAACATTTTATTCCGCCGATGGTGACGGGGCCGAAGGAAGTGTGCCGGAAACAGGCGATGACGGCAACGAGCAGGCTGAAAGTGAAGACGCACAATCAGCTGCAGAAGGAGCTCTGGCCGGACTGCAAAAGTACCTGGAAACCCTGCCTGACAATAAGGCGATTGTTGATTTCTGTGAAAGCACCTATGGCGTTGGCGATCTTAATCCGCGCAGGCGGACTGAGAATCTGATCAAGGATGCCGTAGATGCCATTGCCGGGGTCATGGAAGCAGGCACCAATTAAAACCTGGAGATAAACACCATGGCGACAAGCCTTGATACATTTGCAGCCAGGCTTATAAAGCATGTGCCAAGCTGCCCGGCCTTTGCGATTAAGCCCGAAGTCCTTGAGACAATCCAGGACTTTTGCCGGAAAACCTGGGCGATCAAGCGTACTTTTGAATATCAGCTGACCAGTGCAGCTGTAAACACCTATATCAACAAATCGGTTATTATTTATCTTAACCAGGTATTCCCAAACCACAGGCCGGTTGGTGTGGCTGCATTATCTATTGACGACACGCCATATGAACTTGAGCACATGGACACCTACGGCAATATCTCAGAGATTAAAGACCCTGGGCCAAACAGAAAATATTATGAGATTCCTTCAGCACAGCAAGTCCGCTTTTTCCCTTTTGATCTGGCAGACTGCAGGCTTGTCATGGAAATAGCCTTTGCCCCCCTGGATCTTGCAAGCTCGGTCCCTGATGTTTTGTACCGGGACCATTTTGAGGCGATCAAAGCCGGGGCCCTGGCAAGGCTGCATGACATCCCTAACAGGGACTGGACAGACCATGCGTTAGCAGCAAAAAGAAAACGTGAGTATGAAAGTGCTTCAGGTGGGGTTGTGGTGCAAAGACAATACACGGAGCATGGCAGGGGCAAGCCTAAGCGAAAATCGTTTATTTAAGGAATATATAAATGAAAAAGATCCTCATATCAGTCTTATTGATTCTGGCATTGGCCCTGCCTTCTTATGCTGCTGAGGTTGTGGCTGATCGTGTCGGTGAGACATCGGCCACCACTGGAACCGATGATTATTTTCTTGACGGTGCAAGGAGCAAGTATCAGGGCTTTGCCGATGGGATAGGCAATGGCGCTTTAAATCTGTCCGGGGGTTCGGGGCAAATTATAATTACGCAATAGGGGGAAAATTATGGGAACGATGGTTGTTGAAGATATAATTGA